TCGGAGAATAAAACAACAATAAAAAGGAACAAGTAACATGAACCAAGTAACAACAAAAAAAGAAGGTGCATTACAAACAAATTTATTTGAAGCTGATGCAAATCAAGGTACTCAAAATATATCGCAAGAAGATCTTGCGTTACCTTTCTTAAAAATTTTGGGTCAACTATCTCCAGAAGTAAACAAAAGAGATGGTAAATATGTCGAGGGCGCAGAGCCAGGCAAAATTATAAACACTGTTACAAATAAATTGTATGATGAGATAGAAGTTATACCTGTTTTTTATAAAAGACAGTACGTAGAGTGGGCTGATAGAGGAACAAGCACGGGTGCACCTGTTGCAATTCACAGTGCTGATAGTGATATCATTAGTCAAACAACTAGAGGTAAAGACTATAAAGATAGATTAGCAAATGGTAATTATCTTGAAAATACAGCTAACCATTACGTGATTTATTTAAATGATACACCACAACAAGCTATGGTATCTATGAAATCTACTCAATTAAAAGTTAGTAGAAAATGGAATTCCATGATGATGGGTATCAAAATGCAAGGTAAAAATGGATTATTTACTCCGCCTACATACAGCCACATTTATAAACTAAAAACCGTACAGATGTCTAACGACAAAGGAACCTGGTTTGGCTGGGATGTTGAAAAAGTTGGTCCTGTTGGAGATAAAAATATTTACGACATGGCAAAATCTTTTGCAACTAGCGTAGGTAAGGGTGAGATAATTGAGAAACACGGCACAGAAGAGACAGTAAAGTCTAATTCAAATTACTAGATCCTAGGTAGTGGGCGTCGATGCGAGAGTGGAAACGCCCACTTATAAAATATGATTGAGAAGTTTAAAAACATATTTCAAGGATTAGACCGTGCGCATGGTGTCACTATTGTGGGTGAATCAAACGGTGATGGTAACAAAATTAACGGTAAGTCTTTTGTAAAACGTGAGCCAGTTACAGACAATCTATGGCAAAAGCATTTAAATGGTCAAGATAGTTTAGGTGTTATACCTATTAATGATGACAATAAATGTAAATGGGGTTGTATCGACATAGATTCTTACGCAGGCTTTGACCACAAGAAATTAATTAATAAAATAAAACAATTTAATTTACCATTAATAGTATTTAGATCAAAATCAGGTGGTGCACATGTATTTTTATTTACAGAAAATTATGTGTCAGCAAGTTTAATGCAAGATAAATTAAATGAAATTAGATCTGTACTAGGTTATGGAGGATCAGAAGTTTTTCCAAAACAAAGAGAATTAAAATCGAAAGATGATACAGGAAATTTTTTAAATTTACCATACTTTAATTGTAGTCAAACAACAAGATATGCCTTTCTTGAGAATGGCGATGCTGCTAATATAGAAAGTTTTTTTGAGCTATACGAAAGATATAAACAACAAGATATAAGCATAATAAAAATTAAAAGACCTGAAACTCCTTTTTCAGATGGACCACCATGCATTGAAAGTTTAACTCAAAATAAATTAGAGGACGGTCGAGACAGGGTCATGTATCAATACATTGTATATGCTAAAAGAAAATGGCCGGAAAATTGGCAAGATAAAATTTTTGAATTTAATTATAATTATTTTAAAATTCCTTTAGATCAAAAAGTAATTACAGGAAAAATAAAAACAAACGAAAAGAATGATTTTAATTACAAATGTAACGAAGAACCAATGTGTGATGTTTGTGATAAAAAATTATGTAAATCTAGAAAGTTTGGTATTGGACAAGAAGCAATATTTCCTAATCTTACAGACCTGCAGGTTGTTAACCTGGAGGAACCATACTATTACATGAACGTAGATGGTGATAGACTATATCTAGATTCAGCAAAACATTTAACAAATCAAAGTTTATTTCAAGAAGAATGTGTTAAACAATTAAGATTAAATCCACCAACACTCAAAACAAACGATTGGAAAAAACTTACAAACATACTTTTAAACGGTGCAGAGATAACAGAACCTGCAGAGGGCACAGGCACAAAAGATATACTAAGAAACTATCTTGAAGATTATTGTGTAAACAGAATACAAAAAGATGATTTTGAAGATTTAAAAAATGGTGGAACGTATACTAAAGAAGGTTATCACCACTTTGTATTTGATAACTTCTTTCACAACTATCTATCAAGAAAACATTGGAAGGTGCCATATCAAAGAACCTCACAGATGTTAAAAGACAATCTAAACTGTACAACTAAACGTGTAGGAAAACATAAACTATCTGTATTTGTTGTGGCTAGATTTGATAAAAAAGAAGAAACATATAAACCTAAAACTTTTAGAAAGGACAATTATTGATAGCAGCGATGGACCTACTGGCAATAACAATGTTTACTGCCCTCTGGATCTATCTTCACTTAATAACATAGGAGAAAAAATGGGAAAAATAACTTTTGAACAATTAACGACCATACCAATTTCAATGGGAGGTCAAATAGAGTTACCAAAAGAATTAGATTATTTAGGAGATAAAAAACCATACATTATATATGACAAAGAATTTAAAACTAAAAAAAAATCAAAAAAATATGGAGATGGTGCAAGAGAATATTTTACTGAAATTAGAAAAACAATGAATAAAGGATATTTAAATCAATACCATTGCAATAATATTATAAATTTAATGGATAGATATTATAGAAAACCCGATAGATGGAGAGCGTATAGACCTCACATCGTTTGTATAGAATATGCTTTTGGGGAAAAATGGGGTGAGGATACTTTTTATTTTCATTTAAATAAATATTTTAATGGATGTTTTCGTCCATACATATCTAATCCATCTGTAATTAACGGACCTGTTTGTTTTAGTTCACCTAAAATTCATGACAATGCTTCTGATAGAAATTTTGTAATGAATATGTTTAGAAGATCTATCGAAGATCAAATTATAGATTTTAAATATAATAAAAACAATGGTCAATCAGGTGTTCACGAAGTTCATCACAAAGATACTACTTTTATAAATTTAATGTTAGGTTTTGCAGATCAAGTTATGAAAATATATTCCAGAGTAGAGTTTGAAAGTTATATAAGACCTTTTGGAAAATATTATCCTAGTGACGGGGCTAGATTTGACAAAGATAATGTAAAGGGAATGGCCATATGTGAGGCTTTTAAAAAATACCATGAAAAAAATGCTAAATTAGAATTAATAAACAAAGGGGAGCACAGACAAGAAACTTCCGAAGAAATTAAATTTAATACGAGTTTAAGAAATATGATAAAGGAGTCAACAGATAAATGAGAACTATAATATATGGGCCACCTGGCACAGGTAAAACACATACATTGTTAGAGCACATTGAAAAATTTCTTGAAACAACTGAGCCTAATAAGATTGGATATTTTACGTTTAGTAAAAATGCTGCAATAGAGGGTAAAGAAAGAGCTGCAATTAAATTTAGATTGTCTCTATTAGATGACCTACCATACTTTCAAACTCTACATTCTTTTTGTTTTAATCAACTTAATTTAAGCAAAAATCAAGTCATGAAAGAAAAGCATTACAAAGAATTAGGAGAGAAGATGGGATTAGAAATAGAAGGCACACAACAAGACGAAGACCACGACAGTGTGTTTTATTCTAAAAATCCATATATACAATTAATAAACATAGCACGATCAAAAGAAATAGACCCAGTAAAATATTATCATCTTACGGGTAATCCACAGGTATCATTAAATAAATTAAAAATCATATCAGAAGAATTACAAAGATATAAAACAGAGCATGGTCTAGTTGACTTTCCAGACATGATAGAAAAATTTTTAAAGAGTGGGGACACACCAAAGTTACGAGTTATGTTTGTGGATGAAGCACAAGATTTAAGTTTAATACAATGGAAATTAGTAAAACGAATCGAGGAGTCAGCAACAGATTCTTTTATTGCAGGAGATGATGATCAGGGTATTTACAAATGGAATGGAGCACATGTAAATACATTCATAAATTTAGAAGGCACAAGAAAGATATTAGAGCAATCACATAGAGTGCCACAAAAACCTTTTGAACTTGCAAATAAAATTATAAGTAAAGTTAAAAACAGAGTAGATAAAAAATATTATCCAAAAGATACGGAGGGATCTGTAAGACGTTGTCAGAGTTTACATGAAATAGATTTTACAAAGGGTAAGTGGTTGGTTCTTGCCACAGCAAACTATATGCTAAGTGATATAGGGGATGTGTTAGATGAAAAAGGATTGTATTGGCAAAGAAGAAAAGCAACACCAAGAGTTAAAAATATATACGAGATTATACAAAAGTGGGATGAATTAAGAAAAGGTGTGCCAATGCACTACAATGATTGTAAAAAAATTTTTAACAAAATGAATAAAAATTGGAATCAAAATTTATTCAAAGCAATGATTAAGGATCAATTTTATGGCATAGATGATTTAAAAAATAAATATGGTTTACAAACAGAGGCAGAGTGGCAAGAAGCATTAGATGAATTAGGAGATGAAGACATAAGAAAGATAACAAAACTAATAAAAACAGGGGAGGACTTATCTAGTACACCAAGAATAAGTATTTCTACGATACATGGAGTAAAAGGAAACGAAAGAGAGAATGTAGTGATTAACACTGAACTATCTGGAGCAGCATACGATGAGTATCAAAAGAATCCAGATGATACACATAGATTGTTTTACGTTGCATGCACAAGAACAGAAAACAATTTATTTATAATTGAACCACAAAGGAAAAAAGCATATGACATCTAAAGTATGGGACAAACAACACGGAGGATCCCACTATCAAAAATATAAAATTCAACCAAGCAAGTTTGTGGTTGAGAATGAGTTGCTATACCCAGAAGGGTGTGCTATAAAATACATAATACGTCATCGTGACAAGGGAAAGAAACAAGACATACTGAAAGCGATACATTTTTTAGAAATGATTATAGAGAGGGATTATAATGAAACCAATATTTAAACCACAGACAGAGTGGTTACCACCACAGGACTTTCCTGATTTATCTAATTATAGTGAAATATCCATTGACTTAGAAACAAAAGATCTAGACCTAAAAACTATTGGATCTGGATCTGTTGTGGGTCGAAGCAAAATAGTTGGTATAGCTGTGGCTGTACAAGATTGGAAAGGATATTATCCTATTGCACATGAAGGTGGGGGCAACATGGATAAAAACATGGTCCTAAAATGGTTTCAAGATGTACTAAATACAGATGCGATTAAGATATTTCACAACGCTATGTATGACGTATGTTTTATTAAGGCTGCAGGTCTTAAAATTAACGGCATGATCGTAGATACCATGATTGCTGGCTCTCTCGTGGACGAGAATCGCTTTCGATACGATTTAGGCTCTATGGGTCGTGATTACCTAGGAATAGGCAAAAACGAGGCTGTATTGAAAGAAACAGCAGATCTTTGGGGCGTAGATGCAAAGTCTGAGATGTATAAACTACCTGCTATGTATGTGGGTGAGTATGCAGAGCAAGACGCAGAGTTAACATACAAACTCTGGCAAGAGATGAAAAAACAAATGTATCACGAAGATGTCGAGGATATATTTAAATTAGAGACCGAACTTTTTCCTTG